ACAAATGGGCATGATTTCCAATCTGATTCACTTAAACCGTATGTTGAAGATCCTAATATAGATAAATCATCTATATACCTAACATCAACACAAAAAATCCCATTAAAGATTAGAACTTTAAAATCTAACAAATTATTCAACCCAACTTCTCCAGAAATATATATTAATTCTCAAGTTATATTGTCTGGAGATAGGATTGTATTAAACTCTAAAAAAGATGAGATTTTATTATATGCTAATGGAATTGGATTATCATCATCAAATACTATTTATTTAAATTCTTCTAAAGATATATTATTAGAAGCTCCTAAAATTATATTAGGATTAGATAGATCAGGAAATATAGCAATTGAACCTTTATTAAAAGGTGATGAAACTGTAAAAGCATTATCATTTTTAATTAAAGAATTAAAAAATTTAGCAACTCAATTATCATCAGTTGTTACCACTCCTCCAGGTACACCATTAATATCAGTTAATAAAGCCGGGTTATCATTAATAACTGCATTAAATCATTTAAGTATTGAAACTAATGATTTGCAAAATTTAATGTCTAAAAAATCTTATACTATATGATACTTGATAAATTAACTCCTAAGAAAGAAGATATTAAAGGATTAGCTAATGGAGCTAAGGATACATTAACTAAAAATGCTAAATCATATTTAGATTTAAAAAACGGTCCTTTAAAAGAAAGTTTTGAATTGGCTAAAACAGCAGCTATAGCAAAATTAATAGCTGAAACAAAAGATTTAGGTAATAAAATATTAGATATTGAGGTAAGAGCTACAAAAGCAAAAGCTTTAGTAAAATTAGATAAATCATTAACAGAATTTGAAAAAGAAAATAAAATTCAAAAAATAGATGATTCTCGTTATGATGAAAGAGAAATTTTAGTTGATAATTTAAATGCTAAACGTTTAGAATTACAAAATAAACCTAAAGCATATTTAAATCAACTAAAAACTGAATATAAAACTAAGAAAAGACTTCTTTTAGATAAAACAGAAGCTGCTAAAAATTTTGTAAAATTTGGAAATAAACCAAAAGTAAAACCTACTTCAGTAATATTAGCGTTAGGTGCTGTTGCTAATTTTATAATAGCTAATACTACTATTGGTAATAAAAAGATAGAAAATTTAGTAGATAAAGTTAATGATTTTATTCGTAACATCCAAAATGAAGGTGATATTACAAAAGCAAGATTATTAGTAAGAAATGCTAAAACAATAATAGAACAAAATAGATCTCAATTAAAAAAAATTAAACAAATTGTAGATGTGGCTGAATTATTACTTCCTATATTAGATGTAATTTTAGCTTTATTTAAAATAAATCCTATCCCAACAACTTTTGCTACTGTAGGTATTACTACATTAGCTGCTAATAAAGATAAAAAATTAGAAGATATCAAATTAGCATTAACTGTTTTATTAGGAATTATATCCCAAATTCTAGCAGAATTGCTTAGAGATTTAGACTACCAAGAAAGTAGATTATTACCAATTGATGATTTACTAACAAATAACCCTAACTCACTTCTTCCAGAATCAGATACTGGACCAAATCCATCAATGAGTAACCCCCTAGATTCATCATCAGGTAACAATAATGTTACTGCACAAGATAAATTTAATGCAAAAAATTCATTAGATCCTGTAGAAGATCTATTAGATCAATATAGTAGTAAAGAAATATTAGGTAGTGGTTTAGGATATTTAGAAGGATACGATTATAAAGGATTTAGATTTTTCGTACGTGAAGAAAATAATTCTAGATTTGTAGTTAAAGGAAATAAACGTAGATATATGATAGCTAAAAATAAATCAGACCAGGAAGTACTACAAAGTTCATATTCATTTACTTTAGAACCTGATGTTTTAGCTGAAGAATTAAAATTATTAATAGACCAAAAGGGTCTCGTAGCTTAATATTTATAATCATGAAAGTAGACGTATTTAAAAAACTTATTAAAGAAGCTGTCCGTGAAGTTCTAAGAGAAGAATTATCACATGTTAAACCTACTCCCATACAAGAAAACAGAAATATGAGTTTTACAACTCAAGATGTTGATATGGTAGCGTATAGACAGAATCTAGCCGCTTCTATGGGGTTAACACCCCCATCTCAACAACCTTCTTCAAATCCCCAAGCTCAATCAACAGGAAATCCATATTTAGATATTATAGCTGAAACTGCATCTACTATGACTCCTCAAGATTTAGCAGCAATGAGACAATATAACGAATAAATATGCCAATACCTCAGGTAATACGAATAGATCCTAGAGATTTAGATAAAAATGTATCTATAGGTATTTCCTTACCCTTTAATGCAAGTGGAGTATTTCCAAAAACATATTCTACTAAAGAACAAATTAAATCTAATTTAATTAATCTTTTATTAACTTATAAAGGAGAAAGAATTGAAAATCCCGAATTTGGAGCTGATTTACCTAGATTGTTATTTGAACCTATAAGTGATGATACTTTTTACAAAATCCAAGACCAAATATTAACTAATGTGGGTATATATATTCCTGAAGTTACTATTTTAAATATAGAAATAAATCCTGATACTGATAAAAATACAATTTTAATAAAAATAGAATATAAATTAAATATTTCAGGACAGCAGGACAATATTATAATCGAACTACAATGATAAATGAGGATAAAAATATTAAATATGTAAATAAAACTTTTAGTGATTTTAAATCATCACTTCAAGAATTTGCAAAAAGTTATTTTCCTACAATATATAATGATTTTTCAGAAGCATCTCCAGGGAATATGTTTATTGAAATGGCATCATATATTGGTGATGTATCTTCGTTTTATATAGATTCCCAAATTCAAGAAAATTTTTTATTATTAGCTAAAGAAAAGGAAAGTTTATATAATTTAGCTTATTCATTTGGTTATCGTCCTAAAGCATCATATGCTTCTAGTACTGTGGTAGATGTATACCAATTACTTCCTAGTATAATTAGTGGATCTCAATCATCTCCTGATTTATCTTATGCCCTTAGAGTACCAGAAAATACAGTAATAACTAGTAATACTAATAATCAACCATTTTTAACTACTTCAGCAATTGATTTTTCAGATACAGGATCTGCAGATATATCTTTTGTAGATAATAATTATTATTTAATAAAAAAATCTACTAATGCTATATCAGCAGATATTAATAGTATAGATATTGAATTTACAGATCCTATAAAATTTAATTCTATTACTATAGATGATGAAAATATTATTCAAATATTGAATGTAACTGATAGTGATGGAAATAGATGGTATGAAGTTCCATATTTAGCTCAAGAAACATTATTTACATCTTCAGTAAATCCAACATCTGGAAGTGACGGGGGTATTAATTATTTACTTTCTCTTAAAAAAGTCCCTAGAAGATTTGTTACACGTTTAAAACCTGATAATAAATTAGAACTTCAATTTGGTGCCGGAATATCAAGTGGTTCATCTGATACTACGCTTCTTCCTACCCCAGATAATGTAAATTTAGGTTTAATACCAAGTGTATCTGATAGAATTGATGATTATAATAAAGCTTCAATTTTTTATACAAAAAGTTATGGTTTGGTGCCTCAAAATACAACTTTAACTATTAAATATTTATCTGGAGGTGGATTATCTTCTAATGTTGACGTTAATGTATTAACATCTATTGATGTAACTAATATTGATTTCAAATATGCTCCCTCAGATGTTAATATACAAGATATTGTTTTAAATAGTATTATATGTAATAATCCAATACCTGCTACCGGAGGTAGAGGAGGTGATACTATAGAAGAAATTAGATTGAATGCTTTAAATTCATTTTCCTCCCAAAATAGAGCTGTAACTAAAGAAGATTATATTGTTAGAACTTTAAATATGCCTTCAGAGTATGGAAATATATCTAAAGCATATATAACTCAAGAAACATATAATAATACAGGAAATTTAATAAAAGATAATCCATTGAGTTTAGATTTGTATGTATTAGGATATAATTCTTCTAAACAACTTGTTAATGCAAATTCAACATTAAAATCTAATTTAAAGACATATCTTAATGAATATAGAATGATAACCGATGCTATAAACATTAAAGACGCTTTTTATATTAATATAGGAATTAATTTTGATATTTTTGGGGATCCGGGATATAATAGTAGAGAATTATTATCTTCTTGTGTATCTTCATTAAAGTCTTATTTTTCAATAGATTCATGGCAGATAAATCAGCCTATTATAATATCGGAGATTAATTCGCTTTTATTAAAAGTACCTGGTGTTCAATCCATAGGTAAAATTGAAATAGTAAATAAACAAGGTGGAAATTATTCTCCTTATGGGTATGATATACATGGTGCTATTAGAAATGGAATTTTATATCCATCTATAGATCCTAGTATATTTGAAGTGAGATTTCCTGATGTAGATATAAATGGTAGAATAATTACATATTAAAAATGGCTGTATATAAAATATTTCCTGAAAAAGATGCTTCAATATATTCTTATTTTCCATCAAAAAATGCTGGATTAGATGAAATATTAGACATCAGTCCATATTACTCAATATTAAGCACAGCTGAAGTATCTAGAGCATTATTATCATTCCCAAATACTCAAATTTCAGATTTACTAACTAATAAAATAGCATCATCTAATTATAAAGCATACTTAAAGTTATACTTAGCTAATGCTTCTGAAATTCCTTTAGATTATACTTTATATTGCCACCCTATATCAGGATCATGGAACATGGGTATTGGTAGAGCGGCTAATGTTCCTGCTACTACTACGGGAGTAAGTTGGTTTTATAGAGATGTCATGAGTGGAAGTGTATTTAATGCTTCAAATAATGGAGCTACATCTTCATATTCTAATAATGTAGGTGGTGGTGCTTGGTTTACTGGAAGTAATTTAGTTGCTACTCAATCTTTTACATATGCTACTAATAAAGATATTGAATTAGATGTAACAAATGCTATAAGTTCTAGTTATTATCAAAATGGATTTATTATAAAACATGCTAAATCTTTAGAATTTTCTACAAGTTCATTTTTTGAAACCAAATATTTCTCAGCTGATACTCATACTATATATCCTCCATGTTTAGAATTTAGATGGAATGATTTTATCTATAATACAGGTTCATTATCTACAGTTCAATCCGATAATATATCTATTTCATTATCTAATAATAAGGGAGAGTTCCAAGAAGATTCAGTTAATCGTTTCAGGATAAATGTAAGAGATAAATTTCCTACTAGGACTTTTCAAACATCTTCTGTATATTTAAATAATAAAGTATTACCTACATCTTCATATTATGCTATAAAAGATACTAAAACTGAAGAATTTGTAATCGATTTTGATACTACTTACACTAAGTTATCTGCTGATACAACAGGTAATTATTTTGATTTGTATATGAATGGTTTACAACCAGAACGATATTATTCTATAGTTGTTAAATCTGTAATTAGTGGAAGTACAGTAGTATTTGAAGATAATAATTATTTTAAAGTTGTAAGATAATGGCTCAAATTTCATTTGATAAGTCTGTTTTTAGTAAAGGAGAATTTGATAAGTTAATTAATAAGAATTTTAATCAATTAATTAATACGATATCATCCTCCGAAGACACATCATTTACTCTTGATGATTTTTTTCAAATATATGAAAATTTATTTATTCAAATCCCTAAAGAAGATGATATTAATTCCCACAGATATATGATGAATAGATCCGCAGAATATTTAGGAATTAAATTAGCAGATGAGACTGATATTCAAGCATTATTAAATGAAATAACAACATTAAGAAATGATTTGTTAGTTTCTAATAAAACTTTAGCTGAATTAAATAAAAAATAATGGCTGATAATATTAAAATTATAGGAAATATTGGGGATGTTGAACGAGTATCTAGATTTAAACTTGAAGATACTAATTTATTACCTTCTAATAATTTAAAACAATCATTTGGGTTCCAAGATGATTACATTGAGTTTTTTGTTTATGATGAATCTAAAAGTATATCTTACATAGATTATAATTATCGTAA